ACGCTTGTGGGGAGTGTATCCAGACCGACGTTATTAAGCAACGAAGTCGTGCCTTTGTTGACGCCAGTATTGATGAGCGAATACAGGCCAGCATCTGCCACGTTATTGCCCATGACTCCCGCACTTGCCATGGATCCTGCTGCTTTTGGCAACGCCTGGGTCAGGTAGGAATCAATCATTGGAACGCCAGTAGTTTGGAGTCCGCCAGTTGGCATGGCTCCTTGAACCAAAGATCCAATCCCGCTACCGGCAGCACCGCCCAAAAAGCCCTTGCCAAAATCACCACCGCCCACCTCGCTCAAGGCGCCAGAGATTAAACCGGACGCGGCCGCATTAGCCAAAGCTCCTCCGCCCAGGCTGGCAGCAAGAGCACTACCGGCGCCGCCCGTCATGGCCATCAATGCAATCTGTCCTGCGGGGCCAAGGCTGGCAATATCTTGCAAGGTATTCTTGAAGAAGCCGCCGCTGCGGTTGGCTCCAGTGATTGGCTTTGCATTGCCGTTTGCATCCCACTTGCCACCGTACCACTGAGGATCATTGATGTGCACGTGGGCATTGGATTCATATCCGGTCAGCTTGCCGTTTGCATCGTAGGTGGCATACACCGGTTTACCAGTGGCATCAAACGCTGCCGAATCTACTTTTTTGCGATAGCCAACAACTTCGCCGCCGTAGTTGTCTTCGGTGGGGTTGCCGTAAATTGGCTCAATACCCTTCTCTTTGGGCGCTGGTTCAGCCACCACACGGGTGTACGTAAACGGCATGTTGTTGTCGTCCAGTGCCGTAACGGTTTCTTTTTTTGCAGGCGTCAATTCCAATTGCTTGGGCGCTTGCTGGGCAGTCTTTTGGTCCAGCCCCAAGAACATTTGCATGGCGTAGTCTTTGTACTCGCCGCCAAAGTCCTTGTTTAGCGCGTGCATGCCAATGATATTTTTGGCTTGTTCAATCGCCTTAATTTGCGGAGCGTACTTGGCTGCAGACTCTGGCGTGGCCTTGGCAATCGATAGGAACTTTTCGTAGCTATCCGATGTATCCGCCTTGCCCATACTGGCGTCGCGTAAGTACAACTCGGGCGTGCTGGTTAACACCTTATCCAAGGCGGCACCATAAATACCGGCAGCGCGCGGATCCTTCTTGGCGTCGTTGACAAACTTGGTAATGTCATCAGCCGTGGCGTTGGGATCATCAAACAACTTTTGCAAATTGCCAGGCACGTTGCGCACAGGATCCAAGTAAGACTTGATGTCTTTCTCGGTGTACTTGCCGTTAGAAGCCTTGGCCAACTCTGCATCGGTCGTGCCAAATTTCTGTTGCAACGCCAACGCAGTTTGCGTCTTGGTAAGGTCATCAGTCTTGTGGTCGGCCAGGTTGGCAACAATGGTTCCCAAGCCTTTGTCGTACATGTCAAAGTACGACTGCGCTACTTTGGGGTCAAGGCCGCCATACTTGGCAATCTCATCTGGAGTCAGGCCGTACTTTTGCGCCGCTTGGTGAATGGCGCCAACCTCGTTCATCGTGGTGCCAGGTTCTGTAGCGAGCGTGTTCGTTAGGTAATTTTGAATGCCGGTCTTGTAATCACCAAGTGCCTTGTTTACGGTATTGGCGCCGTAAATGTTTTGCAGTTGGTCCATCCCCACGCCGGCACGTTGCGCGGTTTCCAAAATCTTATTGGTTTGCTCCCAAGGTGCAAGCGTTGTGTCGCCAAGCACGCCTGAAACGTAGCTTTGAACTTGTGGGTTTGTGTATCCCAAGTTGACGCCATGAGTGCGAATATCGTCCATTTGCGCGTCACTCAAGCCATACTGCTGCTGAATTTGTGCAGGCGTGTATTTGTTTTGTGAAAGCAAGGAGTTAACGCCTGTGTAGTCTCCAGCCTGATACGCGTTGGCCATTTGATCAAATGGGCTCGGCGGTGGAGTTACTGGCACAGGAGTTGTTGCAACGGGTGTGGTAGCCACGGGTGCAGCCGGCGTAGTTAACTGGTTGTACGCATTTGTTACCGTGTTTGCATCGGCTCCATAGTGCTGGCCAATCATGCCGGCCAATTCTGGATTAGCGGTCAATCCACCCAAGCCTTGCACCGTTTGTGCAACCTGCGCTTGCGTGGCGTTTGGATTGGCTGTAAACCAGTTGTTTACATCTTCTTGAGTAAATGCCATGATTAACCAACCTTCCAATTCGTGCCGTCTGAGTACACTGGAACCTTAACCGTTCCACCGCCCGCAACGGTTGAACCAAACGTAGGCCCACTTGCATCTGTTACAAATGATCGAGCGCCAGCACCAGCAGTCGCGGCGCTTGGCAATGTTGCCACGGTGTAATTTGTCATTGGTGGCAAATAACCAGACGCAGTTAATTGACCAATCAAATTGTCCAAACGATTGAAATACAAACGCAAGACGTTGTTTAACTGATCTTGGTATTGCGGGCTGTACTCGGTCGTTGCCAACGGCAAGCTCGGCGCAGCAATTTTGTTTAGCTCGTAATCGGTGGTAACAACGTATGTCATCGGCGTCCGTCCGGTTTAATGTCCATACGTGTTGCGCCCAGCTGCCACGTCGTTCCAACGCGGTTAGAAGCGACCTTCAAGATCAACTGACGACCACGCACGCGTGTGTTTACCTGACCTGTAAACCCTTCGGTAATGGTGTACTGCGCGCCAGTGAGCTCATACACACCAGCAGACACAGCCGTACCCGTTCCGGAACCGGAGGTTTGCATTGGGTAAATGGTCATGGTTATCTGCGGGTTGGTGCCAGACGTTGAACCAGAGAAGGTCAAGTCAGGCAACATGCGCCAGATGAAGCCAAACTTGTCGCCATCATCGATGTCAAATTCAGCGGATGAGATATATGCGTTGATTGGCAATGTTGTGCCAGTCTCGTTGTCGTCAACGCCGTACTCGTGGTCCATCAAGTTGTACTCGTAGCCAGCAGCCAATGGGTAATCGCGCAATCCGGAATCCAACCATGCCGTGCGAGCCATCGTGCCGTAGTACCAGCATTTTTCTTGGTAGTTGTACACCACGTAGCGGTCAATCGTGACGCTGTTGGCGGAGCAGTAGAACCACCAGACTTCGTTAAAGCCTTCGTTGGTGCTGGAGAACACTTGGTTTGATTGGCCCAAGTTGATATCTTGGTAAATAAACTTGCGCAAGTCGCAGTTGAGCGTTTGCACGCGGCCGTCGTAAGCATAGAACTTGTCCACGCCCATCCAGTACACCACGCCCGACGCCTGAGACACCGAGTTTGGTCCAATGATGGAAATGTTATCGCCCAAGAGTTGCGTGCCCCAAACCGTGGGAGGTCCAAGGTATTGCAAGGAATACACGGCAGAGTCAGACCACACAACAATTTCCTGACGAGTCTGGATCGATGTGATGAGCTCTGAGCCATGAGACAGGCGGATGCTGCCGGCCTGGTTGGTTGCAGAAGGTGTCCACTGCGTGACAGATTCCTGATCAGACCAGCGAATCAACATTGGATCTTGTGTTGTGCTGCCAAGTTCGTTACATCCAAACGCAAATGTAAAGCGGCTGATGTCAGACACATATACAAAGTTTTGAATAATTGGCACATTGGAAGCGCCATCCAATGACGTCACTGGTACCGCATTGGGCAAGATGTAGTGCGTGCCGGACTGTGTGCCGGATGTGTTAATTTCAGCTCCGCCAGGCGTGGCAGACAGATTAAACGACGTGCCGGATACGTTCTTGACGTAGTACGTGGTACCTGCGGTCAGGCCTGTGGGCAGTGCGGCTGGGTATCCACTGTTTGCCAAAATCACAGGGCCGTTTTCCACCAGTAACAAGTTAGATGTCACCACAGCTGGCGATGCAATCGTAATGGTGGCTGCCGTTGGAGTTACACCGTAGTTGGCGTCCCAGTAATAAATTGGGCTACCACGGAAACCAAGGACCAGGTTTTGACCAAAGTTGGTTTGGCTCCACAAGCGCAGCGACGAGCTCGATGTGCCGCCGTTACCCCAAGTGCCAGCGCCCCAGGCGCCAGCCCCCCAGCCGGTAAGCGGGATTTCGTATGGGAAGCCAACGTTGATTTCATAGATGGCGTTGACCGATGTGCCTCCGCCGGTCGCGCTAGAAGTTGCGGCCGTAGCGGATTGAATGGTGTACGTGTCAGCGCCAGTGACGGTAACGGAGTACTCACTATTCAGGTTCAGTCCGCCCACGGTTGCCGCGTTGCTGTACGAAACGTAATCGCCCGTCACGCAGCCATGAGCCGTGTGGGTCACAGTCACCGTGGTGCTGAGGTTGACTGTAGTGAATGGGTTGCTTAGCGTGGCTGTGGTGCGCAGCGGCGTAATGTCGTTGTACGCGCCGCCGTTTTCAATGTAGAACTTGAGGTTGGTGCCAACGCCAATCAGGTTCAGGTTGTTCAGCGTTACCCAGTTCCACAAGGAGCGACAAATACCAGCAAAGGTGTTGGTTGAGATTCGCTGCCAGCCGCCAATAACTTCAGGCGTACCTTGGCGAAACCGCACTTTGTCGGATTCATACCAAATACCCTCGTTGGTGTAACGAGTGTTCTCTCGGTTCACACCGGGTTTGGGTAGGAATTTCTTTAATGGCATGGCGGCATTTTCTCACTAAGTAGGGGCTAAGACAAGAACAAGTCTTTCTCAGCCTGGCGACGTAGGACAAGGCCGCGCAACACTTTGCCGCCCGCCTTGGTCCAGTCCATAAACGACTCTGCTGCGCCGTCCCAATCTTCTCGCCCGATCTTTATGCGAATGGAAGAACGCTGGAAATTACCCAGTCCCACATTGAAGGAAAAAGCGACACAAGCGTCAAATTTACCTTGATGACCAGCGAGATTGGGAGCAAGTCTAAGAACACCACGTTCAAAAGATTCGATGTCTTTTCGGAATATCGCTTTGAGTTCATCCTTGCTCCATGTCCGGTTGTCTTCTGGGCGCAGTGGGTAATCCTTGCGGATCATGCCCGTGTAGCCTTCCTTGGCCACCATGGGGAACTTTATCTGATCTTGGTATATCACATGCCCCCAGCCAATCGTCCACATGTGGGCGCTGCACTGGTAGGGCTTGTCGCGGTAGCCCTCAAACTTGTGCATCAGCTCGATGCCTTTGTCGCTGGTTTTCATTTCTTAGCGTTGCCGCGAGAGCCAAACCAGAAGCCAATGATGCCGCCAAGCATGGCCATCTCGTCATCGCTGAAGATTTCGTTGCCGATGCGGATCAGGTCGTCCACGCTCTTAATCATGTCTGGGTGGCTCCAAACGTACCAGCCGAGGCCCACGTTGATGAACAGCAACTCCAAGACAAACATGTAAGTGACAACCGGGCGGACCGTGCCAACAAAGGTGGATACCCATGGTGCCGCTTTTTCAAGCACCTTGGCGTCGTGCGCATAGGCTGCCTGGGTCATTGCGGCGTCGGCTTGGATGGACACCTGATCGGTACGAATTTCCTCAACCTTGGCTTGCGCGGCAAATCCTGCGGCAGCCATTTGTAGTTCGCGTTCGATCTGAACCCGAGCCAGGGCTAGCTCGTGCGACTGATCTTGCTTGCTTTGGAACAGCTCGATCAGCTTGGGGAACATTGAGAGCAGTAGGCCGCCAAGGGTAGAGAATAGAGATAGCATGTCAGTCCTTTTCTTCGATTAACTTTTTAGGTTTCTTGTCTTTTTCCTCGACCCGCACGCACAGAGCTTCCGTTTTCTTCAGCTTCTTGTCCATGTGGAAAAGCCCCAGCCACGTGGCAAAGTTCAAAAATATGAGCAACGTGACAATGGCAACCCAAAACCAAAATTCCTTCATAGAGTGAAAAACAGTCCCGTCATCCACAGAGCCGCGATTGTTATTACCACTACGTACACTCCCTTGGCTACCAGAATTTCTCTGCGTTGTTCTAGTTGCCATCTTGTATCTCGCTCTTTCTTAGCTTTGATCTCCCGAGCAACCTCCTGCTCTTCCAAGATCTCATCATACTTAGCGAGGAACTCTTTGTACATTGACCCCAGGCCCAACTCTGTAGGAGTGCCATAGATCATTGCTTGCTTTAGTTGCGTAGCCAGCTGTTGCATTTGCCACTGCATTTCAATGCGGTCAATCGCACTGTCGGCAACCTTCTCGGTGGTGAGAGCTTCTTCTTCAAGTTCCCGACAATGGATTTTTAACTGCCTGATCGCTTCGAAGTAGACCTTGAGGTTCTCGCAGATTTCGTGGACGGCTTGGGCTTGGTAGGCTTCGTAGCTGAGTTCTGGCTCCTTGGTTTTCTTTTGGGTTTTGACGGGTTCGGGCTTTTTGTCGATGGCACCAGTTGGGACGACAATTTTTTGAGTTGGTCCTGGCGGCTTGAAGAGTCCAGTGAGCCATCCCCAGAAACCAGTGACTTCTTTGTAGATGGCTTGGGCATTGGCGACACCGCCTTCGACTTGCTTTTTGAACTTGTCAATTTCAGCCTTCCCCTCGGAAAGCATTTGGCAACCAGCTCGAATAGCGCCGACTGCACTCTGAGCCATGAGGAGAAGACTGATTGGGTCCACATCACGCTTCTGCCATCACTTCCACAGTGATACGCGCTGTTGAAGTCTCACGGTCAATTGACATGAAACCCTGACAGGTGATGTTGTAGTCAATCCCGTTGGCGTCTTTCTCGCTTTTGATGGGGGCTGTGATGTCCAAGTTTTTGAACAAGAACTCTTTACCGTTCTCAAATACGCGCCAAACGTGATCTACAGAACCGCGACCGGGCTGGCCACGGCTTTTGTTGAATCGAATCTGGTACGTGTTCATACAACCTCCGCTGCTGGCGGAATGTCGCAAGTGGCAGGAGCTGCCATTTGCACGGTCAGATTGAAATGCACAAACTTGATTGGCTGTTCGGCAGCATGACGTGTGAACGAGTGCATCAACCACGAGTTAGCAAAGATCATCAGGCCGGGTTTGGGCGTGAAGTTAATCATCTTGCTGGCAGGTGTTGCCATGTTCATGTCCTGCTCTGGTAGGTCGATCTGCACCTTGGCCGCACGGGGGTCGTGGAACACAACGCGAGAACAGTTTTCTGGCGTTTCAAGGAAGTAGAACCCAACGATCTGTGAGCCAAAGCCATGCACATGCGCGTCCATTGCCGAATGTTTGTGATGCTCTTGGGTCCACATCTCGGTAAACGACACCACTTTATCCTGCATGGCGTAGCCCTGCTCATTCAGAATGTTCCACGCAGTAGCGCCAACAAACTCGGAAAACTTGGCCATACGAGGATCAGCGTAGTAGTTTTCGCTCATATAGACAGGGTAGATGTCATCGAGCTGGCGCTCTTTGCGCTGAACTTCTAAGGCCTCCTCGGAGACGGTGTTAACCACGTCCAAGAAGTCGGGACGCTCAATCAAATAAATCGGGCAAGGAAAGTGATGTGCAACTTGGAGCTGCGTGTTTTGCACAACTTCTGCAACCTGCTCGGCTGCTTTGCACACTTTTGCTTTTGACTTCTTGTTGGCGGTTTTTGCCATGATCTTCTCCTAGTTGGTGGGGCTACCAGTGTACTCAGGCAGAAACCCAGTTCCAAGCAAGAAAATCAAATTTATATTGACCGCCGTCAACAGGATATGCGGGAGCCACTTTCCAATTGTTGTCTGCGCCGCACCAAAACACCATTACGCCTTCGACTGGATCAGGACGTGGAATCGGGGGCTGCATAGTGCAGGTAGCCTCGTCCAACGTCCACGCCGACCAGTTTTCTGCCTGCTCACGGTTATTGAAGGCATCGCGGGTAGCCTGCTGTTTGGCTGCTTTTTCTTCCGCAGTCATGTCGCGGATTGCCCACACATCTGTCCAAACACCGTCTACTTTTGCATAGGTTGGCTCTTGCGAACCCAGTACTTGGTATGCCGTAGGTACTGGACGCTCAGGGCGAACAAAAGGCTCCCAGTGTTCTGGTATTGCGCCAAATGCTTGGATCAAGTTTTCTTCAAATGCAGGGTGATTAACGGGCTGGCCGTCTTGTGTTTCAATGTACAGGTTCATACTCATACTCATACTCCCATTGGAACCCAGTTTGGATCATGCGGCCATGTTACTGGCAAACGTGCATCTGACACCGTAGCAGGGAAATCACGCAGGGCTTGGCGGTACGTTGCCCACTCAGCCTTGTTGGAGATAGTGCAGTCGGCGATCTGAGTCCAGTCACATGCAGCCAGACGTTGGTTTCGGTCGGCGCGGAGCTGGCTCATCGCTGAGTCTTTTGCTGCTTGCACTTCTTCGTCGGTCAGTGGAGCCACGGCCACGGTGTAAACAAACTCGCCTTCCAGCACAGGGGCGCAAGCCACCAGCTTCTGAGTCAGTTTGTCGTGATCGCGGAACAGGCTGACGCGCACCAGATTGCGGTCGCGCAGGTTCTCGTCTGACGGTGGGTACCACTCGCACAGTTCGCGGCAGTCTGCCACATCTAGGATGGTTCCGTTTAGTACTTTTGCAACTTGCATGTTTGCTCCTTAATTTGGGCCTGTGTTTGGGAAAGCCGCTGTCGGCGGTGTGAAGTTTGTTGTATAACGAGCATAACCTTTAGTGATACGTAGGTCGTCAATGTAGCCGTTGACGGGAGTTCCTAAATCCGTCAAATTTCCAACAACGGTGTAAAAATTGGCGTTATATGGGAATGTGGCTGAACTAACTTGCGTTGTACCCTGCTGGACCCCATCAATAAAGAAATAAAAGTTATTTCCGCTGCGGCATACAGCAACGTGGTACCAAGTTCCAACAGTTGGAGTCCATGTATTCGACATGTCAATAATAATTGAAGCGCTGGTTCCACCCACAACACGCCATTTTTGTATGCTGTAGTTATAGAAAAATGACCAGTCGCCAGTGCCACTACCGTTGATCCTAGCAACAATAACAAAATAATCAGAAGCGTTGTTAAAGTTGCACCATGCTTCAATAGTAAATGGCGCTGTGGAAAAATTGTTCCAAGGATTTGAAGCTGACCGCAAGGCGGCTGTCCCTCCCCCAAACGACAAAGAACCTGTCCCATACTTTTTAACAGAAGTAGAAATTTGGGCGCTATCTACAGTTTCAAAATCGCTAAATTCTGCGTTGTCGTAAATGGCCCCATTGGTCATGCTATTGAGCCAAGAAGTCCCGCTAACAGCCGTCAATGGTGTAGTTGGTGGGGTAAAAGCGCTGGTGTATAAAGCTGTGCCTTTCACAACTCGAACATCGGACACAAAGCCAACTACGTAGTTGCTTCGACCGTTAAATTTACCAAGCAAAACACCAGTAGAACTGCTAAAGTTAATTGAGTCAGAATTGGATGAAACAACAGCTCCGTTGAAAAACATTTTTGATGTGCCGCTACTTCTTGCAACAGCAATATGTACCCATTGATCGTAATACCCAGCATAGGAATATGAAAGAGGATTACTTATACCTTGGTTACCGTAGTACACAGTTCCGCTGTATAAAGATACACCTACGCCGCCGCTGTTGTTGGCGTCCCCAAAGAAATCTTGAAAGGTTGACGTTGAACTAGCATATACCCAAAACTCTATGGTGAAATCGCTTGTTCCAAAATTTAATGCAGTAGTAGCCGACGATGATAAATAATCGCCGTTACCGTCAAAGTATGCACTACCACCAATAGTGGATGTGCTGTATGCAGTAGACGCTCCAAATGGGTTGAAGCGTTGTATGGTTGGGGAGCCGTTTGCGGTCAAAGGTACAGCATTGCTGCTGTTATCAACAAATCGGTTTGATTGGCACGACAAAAACTGTGTTCCGCTAATCGCGGTCAATGGTGTTGTGCTCGGCGTAAATGCGCTTGTATAAACCGCAGTATTTGTTACACGAAGGTTGGAAATATATCCAGTAGCTCCTGCGTAAAAAGTACCACTATACAGCTCACCAGCAACCGTTACGGCTCCTGCAATGTTTCCAGAATTACTAAGAGTTCCTTGAGACACACCATCCAAATAACAAGTCAGCGTTCCAGAACTACGAACAAAAGCAACATGATGCCATGTGTTAAATGATGCGTTTGATGTTCCAAAAGTTGATGTGGCAGAACCGTTGGTGGTTATTAAGAAGTTACCTGAAGAATTTACACGGAACGCTATACCTGTTGTGTATAAGTCGTCCCCAACGCATCCAAAGTATCCGCCGCCTGCTGGAAAGTTATACCAACACTCAAAAGTAAAGCTGCCTGTTCCAAGCGTAATTCCAATTGCGTTCTTTAAGTAATCGCTGTTTGTACTAGCAAAGTAGTTTGACCAATTAGACCCATAAGGACTGAACGAGCCTTGTGTCGTATTGCCGTTACGGGTAATGGTGAAGTTGTTTGTGGAGCTGTCCAAGAACGTATTGTTCTGAGCGCCGTTCGTCCCATCGCCATGCAACAGCATAGTGACGTAGTTAAATTGTGCGTCTGGCTGTTGGTTGCCAGCGGTGGGCCACAAGCCCTGTTTAATGTAGTTCGTGGCTTGGTCAATTGTCCAAATGCCGGGGGCTGTGCTGGTTTCGTATGGTCCAGAAGGTGCAGTTGGGTTGGCAACAATGACGCCGCCGGGATATTGTTTACTCATTTATGCACCTACGTTAGTTGATGGGAAGGATGGGGTGCCTCGAACTCCGCACTTACACCAGACAATACGGACAGCACCTCTTCCGAGCAAAGAACCACAGCACCGGTTATATCCAGTGCCGCCACCATAAGTTGCATTAGTTCCGCCCGATCCAGCGCCGCCTTGTCCGCCTGTGGTATTTGGGGTTGGGTATCCGCCAGTTCCCCCAGCTCCGGTAGAGCCTTTGCCATAGAGTCCAACCCCACCACCATTACCACCCGCACGATAGCAGCCGCAGCATCCACGATACCCTGCACCACCACCACCGCCAGCTCCACTACAGGCTGCGCCCGCAGAACCACTACGACCAACCAATGTAGCGCCGCCAGTGCCACCATTGCCAGAATATCCTCCAGCACCGCCGCCTCCCGCACCTGAACTAAGGCCACATTTTGGAGGGCCACCATTACCACCATTACCACCACCATCGCCTGTGTAAGTACCTCCAAGCCCCGTGCCTGTTTGTGCGCCACCACCGCCTTTAACCGTGGATGTATTGATGAAATAGCTGTTTCCGCCGGTACGACCACAACAAACGCCTTGTCCCATTCTTCCAACGGCTACCGTATAAGAATTACCGGGGGTCACCGTAATAGCATTTTTATAACCCAAGCCACCGCCAGCCCCGCCAGCATAGGTTCCGTTATAGCAACCATAAGCTCCGCCACCAACCGCCACAACTGCTACGGAAGTAACCCCGCTAGGTGCTACCCAAGAGTAGGAACCGGCAGTGGTATAAGTCGCACAGGTAACAATTGTTGCTGTGACGCTATTTGAAGCTGCGCTCAACGCGCCATACCCATTGCCGTTTGTGGCTTGAGCTTTGAACGTGTAGCTGGTTCCCGCTGTTAACCCAGTAACGGTCAAAGGAGAAGACGAACCCGTAGCGGTAAAGCATCCGGGGGTGGAAATTACTTGGTATCCAGTAACCCCTGTTGGAAATCTACCTGTGCAAGACGGTGCTGTAAAAGCAACAGATGCGCATTTGTTTGATCCAGCAGTAGCCGTACCAATCGTAGGCGCACCGGGAGTCGCAGGCCATGTGCTGGCACCCTTTGCTTGCATCTGCTGACGCGTTGTCCAAGTTCCTGAGAAATTAGGCATTAGAGATCACCTGTACAAGTTGATGGGAATTGACGTGTTGTGCCGGGCCAAATGATACGGACTGCGCCAACTGAAGGCCAGTTACAGCAAGCACCTCCGCCGCCATTACCACCACGGGCCCCGCCGCCGCCATAAGTCAATCTAGTTCCACCACTTCCGGGGTTACCAGTCGCATTGGAACATTGTTGCGCACCACTTGTACCTTGCCCCAAAATACCAACACCGCCGCCGCCTTTGTTAGCTCCGTATCCGCCGCCACCACCACCGCCAGAACCAGCACGGCCATAACGGTTAGGGCTAGAAGCGCATCCGCCTGCTCCACCATTTCCTGAGTAGCCGCCAGCGCCTCCGCCGCCACTCCAGTCAATACAAGTGTTGCCAAGTCCACCATTGCCACCGTTACCACCACCATCGCCGGTGTATGTTCCGCCCGTGCGGCCACCGCCACCAGAGCCGCCGCCGCCTTTAACCACGGACGTGCTTACAAAATAAGCGTCCCCGCCACTTGCACAGGGTGACGCTTTTGCCGGAACAACTACCGTGTAAGAACTGCCGGGGGTTACAGAGTAATTGTTTTTATAACCTAAGCCACCACCGCCAGCGCTATTTGGATTGCCGCCGGGTCCAGCAAATCCACCGCCACCGACAGCTACAACAGACACAGAAGTAACTCCACTTGGTGCCACCCAAGAGAAAGTACCGCCAGTGGTATATGCTTGCTGCCCAATTACCAAAGGTGTTGCGCTGTTACTTGCTGCACTAGGGTAGCTTGGACCGTATGCGTTTGTTGCAATTACTTTAAACGTATACGTCGTACCCGTAGTTAAACAAGAAACTACCAAAGGCGAAGATGAGCCGGAAGCTAATTTAATTCCGCAACAAGCAAAAGCTGTATACGACGTAATAGCGCCACCGCCAACGCAAGAAGGCGCAGTAAAAGTAACAGAAACAGTAGTGCCGCTGGCAACCGTAGCAGTGCCAATAGTCGGCGCGTTGGCGACCTTCAGCGGGTTATACCCCGGACGGTTAATACCACCTTGGTAGCGATTACTCATTCGGCGCTCCTATCAGGAGATGACTTCGTAGCTAATAGTGTAGGTCAATGCGCTACCGGTACCTGACGTAATGGAGATGCTATTGTCTTCCATCAGATACAGGGCTGTTGTTTTATCAACAGCGATCAAAGATGCGTTACCGGGAACGGAAACAGCAGAAAGAATTGGGTATGCTGTACCGCCTGAAGGAGCAGAGCCTTTGGCTACACCGCCGTTTGTGTAAAGAGAGACAGTAGTGTTGGCCGCTGTACTGGTTACGTTTGACACAACGATCTGGTTAATTCTCAATACTGTTCCGCTAGAGGCAGCGTTTCGCACAAGAACCAACGCAGTTGTACCGCCGGGTGTGTAATAGTCTGTTGTGCCGGAAGCTGTGGTCGCGGCGAGTAAGTTTGGGTTTGCCATTTATAGCTCCTTAGAATCCGAAAATCATTGAGATCATTGTTGCTTTGGCTTGCGATACGCCAGAAGCTGCGGGTGCTTGGAAGGTGGGCAATGCACCTGCGCCATTACTGGTCAACACATACCCTGAAGTGCCGGGGCCAGCCGATGCTTGGAAGTTGCCTGTGCTGGTTGTACCAGTAAACACAACGCTGTAAGCGGTTGTTGTTGAAAGCCCTGTACCGCCTTGGTCCACGCCCAGCGTTCCAGTAGACACCAAGTTTTTGTTTGAATCGGTAAAGACGGGCTTGCTTGCTGTCAGCCCGGAATCAAGAATGTTGCCAACGGTTAGCTTAGTGCCGTCAAACGTCATGTTTGAAGAGGCACCAAACGCACCAGCGTTGTTGTACTGGACCTGAGTGTTTGAACCAGCAGGCAGGCCGCCGCCAACGTTCACAAAGTCAGAGCCGTTCCAAGCGATGATTGCGCGTGTACCTGCCGCAACAGTAACACCTGTCGTAGGTGATGTGGGACCGCCACGAACCGTGATTGCGTAACCGCCTGTCGTGTCGTTGATGACGACGTAGGTCTTGCTTTGCTTTGGCGTGTTGATGTTACGAGCCGCAGTACGTGAGCCTGTGCAAAGGAGTACAGCGTATTGCGAGCTGGTGGATGTCAGACCAGTGCCAGAGGCGCTACCAGTAGTCAGCGTCAGATCAACGTCAGCGTCTGTGGTGATGGTCTGCGTACCAGCAACAGCAACGTCAACGATCTGCGAAATGGCGTTGTTGATGGTATCGCCCCACGTACCGGACAAAGTGCCAGTCGTGGGTAGCGTTAAACCAATAAGGGATGTGTTTGCCATTTAAGCTCCTACACGGTAGAAATTGTTGTCCAGTTGGGCGTCTCGGTGTTGCTTATTGCAGACCAGCCCGGTGTTTGTGGATTGCTGATATTTTGCCAGTTTGCTGTCTCTGTGTCATCAATCACTTCCCATAAATTTCTACCCGCTTCAGTAGAAGTAATGGCCATCGTATCCGACACGCTCACGTTGTATCCGGTAGTTGCACTTGGGCTATCCGATATAGCCGCAGTTTCAACTGCCTCAACGGTGTAGTACGTGCCAACAACCTCGTCTGCATCAATTGCGGCTGTTTCCGTAATAGACGCCAGCCAGCTAAAGAAGATGGAATCCGTGGCTTCCATTGTCTCGGTGACGCTATCAGGGAATGTGGCAGCTGCCGACTCTGACGCCGTTGCTGCTGCGGTCTCCGTGATGCTGACCGGGAATGTGCCGGCCGCCGTCTCGGTTGTGCTGGTAACCGCCGTCTCGGTAACTGAAGTGGTGTACGACGTAATTGCCGCATTTGTCTCTTCAATTGCCGCAGTCTCAGTAATCGACCTGGCAAAGGTTGCCGCTACCGTTTGGCTTTCAGTGGCTGCTGCCGTTTCGGTAATGGCCAGCGCAAAGGTGGCCGCCACAGCTTCCGTTGTTGAAGTGCCTGCCGTCTCGGTGATAGAAACAGCAAAAGCAGCCGCAGCTGCTTCGGTGGAGGTAATCGCAAAGGTTTCGGTTACATCGACGGCGTAGACATCCGCGCCACCCCAGTAGCCATCACCCCAAGCGTTTACACCCCACCCGGTTGCCATATTAGGTCAATGTGGCGGTATAGGTAACTGCGATTGTGTCGCCGTTCACCACGGCCTTTGAGCTGGAGAAGTCACCAGCCGAGAACAAGGTGCCAGTCGTGCTGTCTTTTGTTGCGCTACCGCCGATGTTGATAAAGCAGCCAGCCACAGTGCCAGTGCTGGTCATCGAGAACGACACGGCAGAAGATGTGGTTTTGCTACCAGCAGAAGCCGCGCTGAACGATGGTGTGGGACGGTTGCCAGAGTATGTAGGAGCGTTAGCCAAACCAACTTCCAACCAGCCTGCGTGCGAAGACTGAGTGTCTGTCACGGCTGCTGTACCGGTACCCTTCAAACCCATAACCACAGCGCCACCAGCGGTGTTGCCCAATGTAGTGTCAAGTGTAAAGTTCTTGCCAACAGTCGTCACCAAGTTCTTGATGTCGTCTTCCCACTTGATGTTGCCATCAGAGTCGTAGCAAACAGCGTGGTACGTGCCATGAATAGACATCTCGTCGTGAGGCATGGTGTTGTATTTGGTTGTCGCCTCGCACACGTCTTTGGCGGTAATTTTGTCGATGGTCATTGTGGCTCCTTAATTGGAAGAACGGATTAGCGCTGCCGAGGCTGTGTTAGTCGGCATTACGATGGTGAAATTGGCGGAAGTTTTGTCGGAGCCAAAGTCCAACACGGCAATGGATTTATTACCTTGCGTCGAGTTGTAGATCAGCGCGCAACGAGCGGTCACGGCAGCATTAAACACGGCGTTGTTAAAGCTCACATAGGCTGTGTAACCAGATGAGCTAATTGTTACCCCGGTCAAAGTAATGCCGCCGGCCGTGTAGCCGGTGCCCGTTACTTCGTTGGTCGTGCTGTACACGGTTGTGTCTGCATTCAAGTCGGCATTGGCTGTGTACAAGGCAATCTTCAACGTGTCCGTAGACAAGTTGTGGACCGCCTGGTACAGCTCCTTCTTGAAGCTGGTGGTTTGTGTTTGTACGATGCTCATGACACTTGAACTCTAACTTGGCCGTCACGATATGCATCGGCGCGTTGTTTGCCATCACCCAAGTTCTTGAGCAGAGCCATAGCTTGCACATAGCGATCTTGGTACAGGTTGTACATGCCATCAGTGGGATCGCTCTTCATGTACACGCCTGCTTCGCACAGAGTGCCGTACAACAGGGCGGAGTCAAAGTTATCACCCAGCCAGGTCGTGCTTGCTGTCACGATTGATTCTGGATAGTAGTAATAGTGCAACTCGGCGTTGTAGTTTGCGTTTGGCGTTGGACCAAGAATGAACGACAGCTCGTTAACGTTGGCCGACTGAGGGCCAAAGATGGCGTAGTGCTTTGGCTCAGACAGTTCGGACGTCAATGGATAGGCTTCGCGCACGAAGTTCACATCCTTATTGAGCAAATACAAGTAGTCGCCCTGGAATGTGACCGATCCGCTGACCGTGCCGCTGTTGGCAACAGTCAATGAGATCGTGGTGCCGTTGATGCTGCGCACAATCGCATTGGTTCCAATGTTGGTACCAGTTGCTTGTTGGCCTACCGCAATACCAGTTGTGCTGGCCACCACAATAGTTTTCTCGCCGGACGTGCCGGTGGCTGTTGTGGTGTTGTATGGGTAGATAGCCAGGCTGTACGTCGACAGGAAGTCGGCAGGACAAGCCAAGTACTTATTCCCAGACGACAACACACCCGTCACGTTCTTGCGCAGGTTGGCAATCTGAACAGTGTTGTAGATGCGCTGTTCCGCTTGCTGAATCAGCGTATTGATCGTGGTGGTGTCGAATGTGTTCTGCGTGTAATCTTGTACCGCAGTCACAAGCTGAGCATAAGTAATTGCCATGTTTTACGCCATTGGGCCGCGAGCCATCAAGCCCTTGGTAGCTGCACCAGTGCCGCGCACTTTGATGCCGCTGGTTTTGATCTTCTCATCGCCAGCTGAACGACTGATGTTGCCAACAGACATGTCCACGCTATTTGCACTGCTGCGATTGGGGCCAGAGCCAGGATTGGCTTCCGCTTTGACAGCTTTGCCAGACATGGTGTGTGGCTTGGCATAGACCTGAGCAGCGCCCACTTCTTTGCCCATAACCTTTTTGCTAAATTTGGCCATGATGACCTCCTTATTTGTATGTGAAGGACGACTTCTTCTGATTGGCAACCTTGGCCAAGCCGCGACCCAATTGTTTCATCTGAGCATTGGTCTTGCCACCCTTAGCCAACTTGGTTGGGGCCTTGCCGGGGTGCATGTTTTTCTCATGCTTGCCAACGGCAGCCTTAATCATCTTCTTGTCTTGTGCTAAATCTTTTTTGTCCATTTCGAACTCCTTTAACTTACCGTTACTGTACCAACAAATGTCGTCGCCACCAAATAGTTTGGCGTCAACACCGCATCAAATTCGCTAGCGCCACCAACTGGATTCCAGCCCCATTGAATATCACGCGAACCACCTGTTGGGTTTCCGCCGTTTGTATTGTTCTGCGTTTGCAAACCGTTCAAACCAGCCGTCACATACGTGGTGTCTGGGCGTGGTTGATAAACCGCCTGTGGGTCCACCACTGGGTACATGCCAAGCTGCAGCTGCGGTTGATCAGGATCCCAGCAATCTGGGCAAACTTTTAGATCGTACTTCTTGGTCTTAATGACCTCGATCTTGAGCTGCTTGAGCTTGTATTGCTGGCCGCATCGATCGCACTCCGCAATCGAATATTTGCCTGATGCGTACGGCGTAGCCATTAGATCGATCCACCACCAATGAATGTTTGACGCGGCACGAGACGCAATGTTGCTTTCTCATGATCCTCTGCGGCAGCCAGTTGGTATTGTTCGTCGTACACGCGCTTGAGCATGTCAATACGACCAGCCAGCTCTGGCACCTTCATGGCAATATAGTAGGCCAAGCCTGCTGCCACGGCGGGCAAGAAGCGGAAGTTCATGTCGCCAGTTTCCACACCTTTACCCG